AGCCCGCGCCGAAAAGGAACAGGAAGCATTCGACGCACAGATAGAGCAGATCGACGCAAACATAACCGCACTCGAAGAAAAGCAACAGAACGTTGGGCGCATTCGAGCAAAGCAAATCCAACTCGAAATCGATGCAGCCAAACGCCAACGGGCGCAAGCGGAAGCCCAGGCCGAAGAAGCACAAAAGAAAGCAGCCAAACGGGAAAAGAGCCTGGCTATTATTCAGGCCACGGTACAAGGTGCATTAGCTGTTGTACGCGCACTCGCTGCCCCTCCCGGCTTTCCATTCAACCTGCCCACGGTAATCACAACGGGCGTACTCGCAGCCGCACAGGTGGCAACCATCGCAGCCCAACCCCTTGCAACAGGTGGTGTGGTAGGTATCAGTGGACGACGGGTGACGGATGGGCAGAATATGCCAACGCGGTCAAACGGGGACAATGTTTTGGCAACAGTCAAACGGGGCGAGGTTGTCCTGAATCAGCGGCAACAATCGGCACTAGGCGGGGCAAATACTTTCCGGTCTATCGGCGTTCCCGGCTTTACTGACGGCGGGGCTATTGGCGCGCCCAACATTGCTGCAACTGTGTCGGGTGGTAGTGACCGGGTGATTGAGTTGATCGAGGCGACCAACCGGAGGATTGACAACATTAAAGCCTACGTGGTGAGCGACGAGGTGGCAAGGGACCTAGCCGAACGGGATTCGCTGAGGGTAAACGCAAGTCTATAATATGGAACGAGTTAAAATAAAAAAAGCACAACCCGGTGATGAAAAAGGGTGCTGGGAACAATTGGAAGGATATGAAAAGCCAACGGTGTACTGCCCAGATTGCGGTGGTGGTTTGCTTGGTGGTTTCTCTTCACACCGATTTGAACCAAATGGAGACGTGAACAATAGCGTGGTTTGCCCGTGTGGATTCCATGAATTTATTCACCTTGAAGATTGGGAGTTAATTGATCGATAATGTGCAACTGCAACCAAAAAACCGCAACAATGGAAGAAATACTAGCCGACCGCATCCCGCCGGAACTACACGCGCAGGTAATCAAACTGGCAAGCAAAACGTACCGGGTGCTGACTATCGATGAAGTGACCCTGACCGCCATTTTCAAAATCTGGAATGACCACGTTGACCGCGAAGATAAAGACATGAGTTGCCATTCTTGCCGTATGCGGGTAATTGGTAGGTTCCGCCAAATAGCACAAGTATATGCAGCAAGAATTGCACAATGATTTCATTGCGGCCATCCTCGAAAAGTACCACGCCGCCACACCAGAACCAACGGACGTTAGTTTGATGGAATACCTGATTGAACGCGGTGTGATACCGGACAAGGTAATAAGCAAGTACATGATACTTGAACTGTACCCGCACGAGTTGCAGCTATGCCCCACGCGGGAGGTTGCTATCAGTGCCATAGCCGAGCGCACGGGTTTTTCGTACTCGCACGTCCGGTACACGCTGGAAGACCCGCGCCAGTTCAAGGCGACGCGGTGCGGGAAGCGGTGAAAAGCCCCTTTCGGGGCAGGGTTATTAGTAAATATATCCCTCATTCATCCGAACTATTTGAACGTCATGCGCGTACTCAGTCCAGAATGTAACACTATTTATGATTCCTCCAATTTCATGCACCTCGAACTCCTGCAAGCCCCGGTCATCATCGTCTTGGTCGGTGAAAATGTTGATTAAAAAATCGCTATCTGGTTGAAAACATTTTCTAACATCGTCTTCGGATTTGAAAACAAAAGCGTATTCACACCAAATATCGCCTTCTGAATCAACACTTCTAAATGCAATTAATTCGTTTTTCATTTGCCTTTGATTTGATCTTGTAATTCGATAACTCGTTTGATAACAAGAAAATAAGCCATTCGTTTTGACATGTTCTTGTTCCAAGTTTGCTTTTTTATTTCATCCTTGAAAATACAATCTAATTCTTCAAGGATTTCAATATTTTGGTCATCCTCAAAATGACCTCCTTTTTGCTCCTGTATCCATCGAGCAAGCAAATGGATTGCCTTATTGTTCATAAACCTAAACTTTTTGACTTTTTAACCATTCATTTGCAATTGCCTTGCGCTCTTCATAGGTTTTCGTATTCATTGCAATGTTGCTATTATTAAGATATTTGCTAAAAATTAGCTCTTGCAATGATGTCATTTCCACCCCGTATACAAAATATGTTTTCATGTGCTGTTGTTTTTATCGTTTGTGATGATACAAAATTACAAAATCCTCACCTTTTCACAATACCCAAAACACGGTATTTTATAAACCAGTCTTGCCACTTCAATAACCAAATCAGTGATATTTTGCGCGCATATCTAAGCATATGGCGTACGAAATCGACATTTTAGGCGAAATTGGCAACGGCTGGGGCTACCCGGCTAACTACTTGCGCTATCAACTCAATGATGCAGCAGGGCAAGATGTAACCCTAAACATAAGCAGCCCCGGCGGTGAAGTAACCGAAGGACTGGCAATGGTTGACATGCTCGAAGCGTACGCGGGCGAAGTTACAACGCTAGGCTTTGGCCTTGTCGCCTCAATCGCCTCTGTTGTGTTACTCGCAGGCAAGCGGGTGAAAATGACACCCAATAGCTTTTTAATGATCCACAACCCGTGGACTATGGCGGTAGGTGATAGCAACGAACTCACCGCAACGGCTGACCTGCTGGCAAAGATGGAGGAAAAGCTACAAAACATCTACGTTTCAAAACTCCAAAAGTCGGGTAAAATTGACGGCAACATTCAGCTAAAGGTTAAACGATGGATGGATGCAGAGTCGTGGTTTACCGCACAGGAAGCCCTAGACATGGGGTTTATCGATGAAATCCAAGAGGCTTCAAAACAAGCAAATATAATTCAAATGCAGCCCGCACTCGCAAGGTACGTAAACGTCCCGGCTGCTTTATTCAATAACAATAAACCGGAAGACATGACAGTAAAAGAATTACTGGCAAAGGCTATGGCTACTTTGAGCGGTGCGGATGAACCCGAAACCGTTGAAGCAGTAACCGAACCACAAGCACCGGAAATGACAGCAGACCAAGCAAAGGAACTGCTAGAAAAATCCGGCTTCAAAGTGATGACTGCGGAAGAAATCGCAGCCCTGACAACTAAAGCGGCTGAGGTTGAAGAAACCAATGTACAACTTGCCGAAACCATGCAAGCCCTGGCCGCTGAAATGCAAGCCGTAAAGGCGCAGGTTAAGCAGCAGATGAGCGCTCCAAGCGGCGCAAGTACCCGCACTGACGACAAGCCAGAAGAAACTCCCGCCTCTGCCAACTTCAAAGGATGGGCTAAAATGTTCACACAAAAACTCACGCGATAATGGCTAGTGCAGTTCAAAACGCAAATAGCTGGCAACCTTCGGCGAATTACATTACTGCCAACAGTTTGACCCGCACAAACCCCTACGCCAACGACGGTGAAGACCAATCCGTTGAGCTATTTGGAGTTGATACATTCCAAGACCGTCACAGCGTAGCACATACCTGGGCTGTGGCTTCCGCTGGTGTACAGATCACCTTCACCCCGTCAACGGGTGCGACGACTGCAACGGACTACATCAAGTTCACGGTTGTGGATGAAAGCGGAAATGAAGCATACGCAACGGGCTTCCAGTCCAGCGCAGCTACAACCGCGCTTGTAGTGACCACTTCCGCCCTGAACAAAAATGATGACTGGAAAGTGATCTTTTCGACTTCAAACACTGACGGTGCAACGCAAGTACAGTTCAGCTACCACATTGATTCAGCCGCGATTTATGGCAACAGTTCTGGAACCGAATCTTACACCCTAAGCTAAAAATTTAAAGCAATGGCAGTAGAATTAGGCGAGTTGGATGTGCGGTTCGTGGGAACCGAAGCCAACAAATTATTTTTGGAGCCGATCTTTTTTGACGCTGACACCCTGAATGAGTTTCGGGTAATGGGCAACGTCATGAACAAAAAGAAAATTGGTTTTGTGCGCCCGCTTGAAAATATCATCCGCAAATATACGGGCTGCGGGTTTAACCCGGTTGGATCACTTTCGATCTACGAGCGCGAAATTGAGGTTAACAAAATGAAAGTTGACCTTGAATTGTGCTGGGACGAATTTGAGGACACTGTATTTGAGGAATTGCTTCGCACTGGCACCGACATTTCCAATGTGGTTGATACTCAAATTGGCGACATTCTGATGAACCGCGCCCGTCAAGGGGTTAAAATGGACTTATCTCGTTTGCTGTATTTCGGCAACAAAGCAAGTGCAAACCCCAATTACGATACAATTGACGGCTTTTGGACGGTATACTATCCCGGCCTTGTGGCTGACGGATTGATTCCTCGCACAAACACCGGATCAGGTACAGCAATGGCAAGCGGTGATGGTATCGCAATTTTGCGCGCCGTGTACGACCAAGCGCCGCTGCAACTCAAGGGACTTCCAAATGCTGAAAAGGTGCTGAATGTAACCGGGTCAGTTTGGATGCAATACCAAGAGGACATCGAAGAAGGCGGCGGCGGTGATTTCGGTTTGATGACCTTAATCGACGGCTCTCCACGCCTGTATTTCCGTGGCATTGAAGTCCGGCCAATGTGGCGTTGGGACGAGATTGCAACCGCACTTGGTACAACCTTGCCTCATTACGTGGAGTACACCACCAAAATGAACAAGGTTCTTGCTACCGACGTACTTGATCCTTCCAGTGAATTGCGCATTTGGTTTGACGACAAGGACGAGAAAAACTACGTGAAAGCACGGTTCAAAATGGGTTCAAATTACATTCACCCTAGCCTTATTAGTGTAGGCTACTAATCTAAACGATATGAGTAGTTTATCAGGAGGATGGGCAAACAACTGCACAGACGGGACTTGCCCAGGCGGTGCGGGTTTGCTTTATCTGGCAAATGGGGATGAATACACCAGCGTAACCACGTCTGCCAACGGCAAGGTGAGTGAAATTACTTTGACCAGTTCCGCAGCGGTATTTTACGAGTTTGAGTTTCGGCAGGATAGCGCCGTGTTTACTGAAACCATGACCGTCGATCCGGTAACTAAAGCCAAGAGCGTGGTGCAAACCTTTACGGGTATTATTACCTGTCGCAACCAGTCGCTTCGGGATGTGATCGAGGAACTTGGCGGCAATGGCTGCGGGGTCGTGCCTGTCCACGGTGAAAATACGGGCAAGTACTGGATTTGGGGTAACGTCGAAGTTGGCGGGCTTGTGCGCACTGCTATCCTTACCACTAACGAAGGTACAACAGGGACGGCATTTACTGATCCAAACCAGGAGACAATCACCCTGACGTGTACAACCAGCGAGAAAGCAAGGGAGCTTGTGAACGCTGCCGTTGTAACCGATTTGACGTAACTAGCAACTAGGTTTTAATATACGCCCCCGGTGCAATGCTGGGGGCTAATTTAATTTCAACCATGACCACAACCACAACCAAGGCCACTGCAACACGACAAAAAAAGTTTGGGCAATCTACTATTCTCGCCTCGGTTGAAATAAGCCCAAAAGATACATTCCTTATCACGCAAGACATTTTTAACGAACCTTCACGGGAACGCCTGCAAAGACGTGGCGATCAGTGGGTCAGGATGTTTGAGAAAAGGGATGAATTTCTAAAAGGCTTAATTGCTTGCGTCAACAACTCACCTACCCTACGCCGCATTATTTCTGATAAAGTAAGTATGATTGTGGGTGATGGCTACATTCCAATTAAGGGCAAATCTTCTAGTTTACTCGCCACAACTGAAAAGCCAACCCCAATAACAGGGCGACAACTTGAAGACATTGAATCCGCAATTGAAAAAGTAAATGAACACGGGCAAACTCTGGCCGATGTGAACGCGGTCGGGAGTTATGATTTTGAGGCATTCGGGAACGCTGTTTTTGAACTGGTGCGAGGTAAGGTTGGGGGGAGTGCTTTTTGTGATATCTACAATGTTGATTTGTATAACGTAGGTATACGTAGAACCGGGCTTGACCAGATCATCAAGTCTTATGGTATTTATGATAACTGGGAAGAAATGCCACTTTCAAGTGATGGCACCGGGTATGTTGACAAAGGCTTCCGTGAAATCGCAGCCTATCCAAACTGGACACGAATGCCAGACGGTACCGAACGCAGCATCATTCATATCAAAAACTACTGTTCTGGCTATACTTATTGGGGTTTACCCGACTGGATCAGCGCGAGGTTGTGGGCAGAGCTTGAATACCAAATCCAGCGCTTCAATGTTTCCAAGCTTTATAACTCTTTTATCCCGTCTGGTATTTTGCAATTGTTCGGCTCTGCAACGCCAACTGAGGCCAAAAAGATTGTTGAACGATTTGAAAAGAAATTCACCGGAACCGGGAACAACCATAAACTACTCGTTCAGCTTTTACGGGATGAGAAACTAAAGGCCAACTGGATTCCAATGGATCGCCAAAATGATGGGGAATTTTTGGAGCTTCAACAATCCGCTGCTGAAAACATCGTAACGGCTGCGGGCTGGTCTAAGGTGCTAGCTGGCATTAGTACCGCAGGGAAACTTGGCAGCAACCAGGAGTTAAAGAGCGAAACCGAAAAAGTACAAAGCACAATCATTAAACCCCGTCAAAACCTGATTTGCAACCGGGTGATAAATCCATATTTACAGGAGCTTTCGGCTTCAGTTAAGGTTTTGAATGGCGTGCAGTTTGGTATTGTTAATACCATGCCTGTATCCTTCTTAGGTGAAATCAGCCCTGAATTGAACTTGACCCGCGATGAAAAACGCGAATTACTAGGTTATCCGCCCGATGAAAACCAGCAACCAGAATCAATAACCGGAAATCAAATCGCAGATGGCGCAGCTAATCCAACCCCTTGAAGTAATCCAAGGCGGCACCGCACGACCTAGCCCGGCAGACATTCGGCTGGATAAGTCGTTGGTATCGCCTCATATTCCGGTTGCTGAGTTTCGGTGGGTAAAGGACGCAATTGGTAGCGACTTTTATAGCGCGCTGGTGGCTGAAAAAGGTGATTCCAGCGCATTCACTACCTCAGCCTATCAGGAGCTTTGGGATACGAACCTAAAAGCATTGTGCGCCAATTCTGTGCTATACGAAGCCGCTCCTTACATTGGCTTACAGCTTGGCACAAATGGCCTCTATCTACTCGACAACGAATACGGGAAAAACGCGGGCATGGATGGGGTAAAGTTCTACCAGGACACTTTGCGCCAGCGAATAACAGCACAGCAGCAAATGACAAAGGATTGGCTTTGTGCTTCCGCTTATGCATTGCCTGATTTTGTACCTAGCGCGGTAGGTTGCCCTGACTGTGATTGTTGCGAAGATGACGAATTTTATAACGATTTCGGCTTAGTAATATGAAACATAATATTCTACTTTTCCTACTTTTAATCCCCGCTTTCCTGTTCGCCCAATACCCCAACACCGGGAACAAAGCCCGTCTAGGTTACCAAACCACGGGCGACGGGTTGATCTGGCGGGGAGTTGCCGCGGATACCGTGCTAAAACCGCGTGTTATCGCACATGCTTACTTTCAACTCGACACGGTTAACGGGGTTTTGCGTCGCTACATTGCTACAAACGGCAGTTGGCAGGTTGTAGGCGGGGGTTCTGATACTGATAGCACGGTATACGCCACTCGCTATTGGACAAGTTCAAACTTTTTCCCCCTTGAAGGCGGCACCCTGACCGGAACAGGCGGCGCGGGGTTCATTGGCCTTCCTGATCAAGTCACAGCAGCGAGTACACCTGCAAGCGGGTTAAACATCTATGCGCAAGGGTCATCATTCAATTTCAAAGGAACCGATGGCTTTGAACGGCAGTTTGGCGGCACCATAACAGGCGGGCGAAGCTATATCTTACCGGACGTTAACGGAACGCTCGCCCTTGGCACCGGAACCACCGACCGATCCGCACGGTGGAGTGGAACTAATACACTGGCAGCGGGAAACATAACCGACAACGGCACAAAGCTGGAAGCGCTAAAGCCGTGGCAGTTCAATTCTTCCAGTTTAGCAGGTTTGCCCACGGGGGTAAGTCGGTACATTATGGATATTTCAGATTACGACTGGTTTGCGCGGTACAGCTCAACGGCGGGGGCTTGGGTTCCACCTTTACAAGCAAGTTCAACTGGACTGCCAGGGGGTAAGGGGACGGCTGGGAGTTTGCTTTTTTTGGATGCTAACGGAAGAGGGACACAGGATAACGCGAATTTATTTTGGAACAATTCTACTAAGAGGCTAGGTATTGGAACAAATACTCCAAGTCAGGCAGTAGAAATTTACACACCTACAACAACGAGTGTAAATCTCCTGAAGCTACAAACAGCTACACATCCAGTAGCAAACATTCTATTCAATATGAACGGGTTTCAGGGTACAATTTCAGCCCACTTGCTGTCCCTTGCAAGTACACAAGGGACAGCTCCAAGTATTTACATGGCTAACAACCAGATAACTGCAAGCTTTTCTACCGCCTCAACTAGCAATAACATAAATCTACGAGCAAACACCCTTGTAGGAGGAAGCTTTGGTTTCTTATTCACTTCAAACGTAGAGCGAAAGTATTACGTAATGCAGCAAGACGCCTCCTATATTGGAGGGTTTGATGTGGGAGTCAATTTCGCAACATATGATCACAGGAACACGATCGGCACAATTGACAAAGGTCAGGTGCAGTTCAAAATGGCTCCGAGTAAAGAAAATTGGATAGGAGACGGAGCAGTAGATAATAATTACAATTTTTACGTAACTCAACCTAGTACGGGTTATGGTATGATTACAACAACTTCAGGAAGTTCAACAATATCTGGATTTGGCGCATCCACTCTTTTTACAAAAGACTTTAATGTAGGAACAACAATAACTTTAAATTCCACAACATTTACTATATTAACAATAACGAATGACTATACCGCAACAGTAAGCCCTACACCTGGGTTTTCAGGGAGCTATAATTACACAATAAACAATTCATCCTCTATTCGGTTTGGAGTGTATAAAAACGGAGGAATTGAAATCAACCCGGCAGTAGGACAAACAAGGTACGACATAACAACAACCGGAATAAAAGGGTATGGCGTACCAAGGGGGACAGATGCGCAAAGGCCTACGATATTAACTAGCACAACTCCATTCCGATATAGCACAGATAGCACAGCTCTTGAATACGGTGAAAGCGTAGGTACATGGCGGCAGGTTGCTACTAGAGAGTACGCACGATCAATGCGCACGGGTGGTACAGTAACAAGTGTAGGACTTTCTTTACCTTCTATCTTTTCCGTTTCTGGAAGCCCTGTAACAAGTTCAGGGACGCTTTCGGCTTCATTTACAGGCGGAACAAGCAGTTTATTTCTGCGTGGTGATGGGCGCTGGATGAGGTCTCTATATTTCAATTCAACCGATTCAGTTCAATTCAATATCACTGACCCTTATTTTGGTAGTACTGCTTTGATGAGCTTGAAAGGGTTTGATTCAGGCTTTGATTCTAGGTTTAATTTTGCGGATTATGGGTATGTGAACCACGCTCTTGCAGTAAGTAGCGGGGATGATGCACGATATAATTTTGACGTATCTGGCGGAACAATTGCAAGCCCAACAGCACTTGCAAAAAACAACAGAATCGGAGGTCTATATTTTAGGCCTTACAATGGCTCTTCATATCGAAAGGCTGGTTATTTTGGCGCACTAGTAGACTCTGTTTCTGGGTCAAATATTTCTGCAAAAATGATTTTTGGTATCTCGAGAATAAATTCCGCTGAGACTTCCTCTTTTTGGAAGTTTCTTATTAAAGAGTTTAGGAATATTAGCATAATAGATTATGTAGTCGGAGGTGATGTTGGAATTGGCATAGCACAAGGGCTTAGTCTCGAAACCGCTGTAATAAATGCTCGATTGCACGTAAAAGGAACAGGTACAACAACAGGCAAAACTATGCTGCTAGAAGACAGCGGAGGTGCTGCGATCCTAACTGTAACCGACAATAAGACAATTCAGGCACACGGGTATGGAGTAGGCGCAAAAAAAGATTCCAACCTATCTAAAACAAGAAGTGATTTTGTTGCTGGATTTGCCACAGACGGGACGGTACTAGACATACCTAGTAACACCGAACTATACAACACAATTACCAGCACAACAAGCCCACAAACCCTATCAAGTACCAGAGCAGACAACCTAATTAATCAGGGATCGACACAGGCAACATTTACGCTTAACATGCCCGCAAGCCCGGATGATGGGCAGGTATGTACAATTACTTTTAACAACGCGATTAGCACCCTCACAATTGATGGCAACGGGGAAACGATTGTAGGTAGCGCGGTGGTTACAGGGGTGCCAGGATCACAACGGAAATTTAAATTCTATTCTGGCATTGGCTGGATAAAACTATACTAAAAACCACAATATGAAAAAGTTACTTTTCATTCTTCTATTCGCCCCGCTTGCCTTGTTCGGGCAAAAGTCGGGCGAGATCATCAAGGACACTTTGTTTTTCTCAACCGGGTTGAACGAATGCGACTCGCTGGTCTGGTTCGTAAATCAGTACGTGGAGTTTCGCGGCGGGCGGAAGCTGACCGACTCAGCCCCGGTGGGCTTCAACGAAAATAACCCGTGCGAGGGGATTAAAGCCCGTGACACGGCGCAATTGGTAGCGTTTTATGCAAATCCACTGATTGACTACACAAGGCAGCAGGCGAACGATGCAAAGAAATTCATCTTTCAAAACCAAACCCTGCGAAGTTTTAACGCAATCAATACCGCGCTGACCCGGAAAGGGCTGCCTTCGATGTACGCCACAATTGAAAAGGCTTTTGCTGATTCGCTGGTCGGGAATTACATTTTGAAAAGGCCAGGCGTTGCGGATGCCAAAGTGACGGTGCAGAAGTTGCCCGCTGGCTCGGTGCGGATTCGGGTTAACGCGCAGACTAATTTCCCGCTGCAAGTCTTGGGGGATGGGTTTGTTTTTGCCCGTAATTTAGCCGGGGCTAACAAGGACGTGCAGTTGTTCCAAGACCCTAACGACAAAGGGCGGTGGATTTCGCTGGATCGGGAATACCAGTTGGTGAAGAACGCGCGGCAGGTGGTTAACGGGGTTCAAAGCGGGGTGAAATGAAAAAGCCCGCTAAAGTGCGGGCTGAGATTTCAAAACCATACATATTTTCTCCGTTGGGCGTGCCCGCCGTAAAGCGCACACTTAATGGCGCGCAAAAATGAGAATTTTAAATGACCCCTTTTTACATGATAGAGGTAAGCTTTTAATGTGTAACGATCTCTCATTTTCATTTTTTTTTAGTTGTTATTGATAGAACAAAATTGCAAATACTTTTTCACTGTGTAAATACCCAAAACATGGTATTTTTAAAAGGACTTTTAAAAGAGTGGTGGTTGTGGGTGATCCTAGTCATGGGGTTAATCCTATACCTATCCTCCTGCTCAACCACCGAACAGATACTACCCGAGCTAAAAGAATATCGGGTAGGCTACAACCGCAAAGACTTCACCCCCTCCCCTTTTCCGTTCCCGGGTGAGGCGCGGAGCTTTGACGGGGTGGCTATGTTTGATTTATCGTGCTGGTACAACACACTAGGCTCCGACCAATCGGACTGGAATAAGCTAGCAGGCGTTTACCGCTACTTCGACGGCTTCAAGGACGTGAACAGCTTTATTTTAGCTTGGCGACCTGACACGAAGGTTTATGGATCGTTTGAACTTTGTCTGTATGAAAACATCGCAAAGGCTAACGTGCCGCACGAAAGCGCAATCTACAAGGTTCATGCCGGGCAGGTGTTCCGGTTTAGCCTGGACGAAATCAATGGAAAGTACGCTTTGTATATCGACAACAATTTACTAGGAACGCAGGAAAACGACCGACCATACAAGACCATCGGAAAGGTTGGTGCTTATTTTGGAGGCAACAGAAAAGCGCCGCACGAGATGCGGGTTTATATGGATTTCTAACAACTTTGTCCCCCCCCGACAAATGAGAAACTACATGAACAAGATTTGGAACACTTTAGAAGCTGTATTTGGCGGCCTATGTGGCCTTGCTTTAGGCTTCATTATGCCTATATGGCCTTTTATTGCTACCGCTATTGCTTTGGTAATTGCAGACACCATAACGGGTGTGCTGGCAGCAAAAAAACGGGGGGAAGACTTTCAAGCTCCAACCTTTTACCGAACATCTCAAAAGATCGCGGTCTATATGGTTTCGATCCTCGCTTGTGAAGGTGTGCGGGTGGTATTCGTTCCCGGCATTCCTGTAACCTACACAGCGGCGGCGGCGATTTGCGTAACGGAGCTAAAAAGCATATTGGAGAACACGCGCACGGTGTCGGGGGTGAACATCTTCCAGCAGATTGGTGGTTTGTTGCCAGGGAAGAAAAAGCCCGTTGAGGAAGAGGAGGAAGAATTTGAAAAAGAGGAATAAAAAAGCCGAATGTTTCCACCCGGCTAGTAACACCTAAAACCCATATCATTTTTCCCTTTTCCAATAAAAACGAATCAGTAATCACTTACACGAAAATACGTTCGCCTCAAACGGCTATCGAAACAAATTTAAACTTTTCATACCACAAAAACAAATAAAACAATGGCTAAAGAAGCAATTGAAAAAGGTTGGAACATTGTCCTATCGTTTATCGGTAAACTTGGCATCAACACTTTGCGCAGTGCATTGGAAAAGCGCCTACCCGATGGAAGCCCAGAGGAAGAAATTGTCACCGTAACGGCGCCGTATTTCATTGAAACCATCGACGCGATGGGTGACAACATCCCGAACAAACAGCAAATCCCCGGCATTTGGTTGCGCTACTTGCAACTATTCATGATCCCGTTTTTGTTCCGCTTGTTCCAGCCCGTAATTACTCGAATCGGTCAAGCCTACAATCGGGCAATGGTTCAGTATTTGGCTGACTCAACCAAGCAAATCGGGCTTTTGTTAACGGATGAAATCAAGCCAGACAACGAGCAAATTTCAGTATTCACCAGAGGCGAACTTGAAAAGCCTGAATTGGAAAAGCTGGTGATTGATGATTTCATTGGGGGTAACCTAAATGCAGCAAAGGCGGATACTACCCTATCGTTATTCATCTTGGGTGCGCTTAAGTCACTGTGGCGGTCGTTTGTAAATCCAAGTGAAGGCGAAGCGCTGCGGGCTGTTTCTGCGTCTGCTGTAGATGGAACCAAGACCTTTGTAATTAATGGTTATGAGGTGACCATCAAGAAAATCGAAACCGTTTAAACTTAAACCAAATGGCTATTGTACAAGGGGCTATCTTGGTGCTGCTTATCGTAGCGCTGGACATGCTCAAAAACCAAGGCCGACAAATCCAAACCATTATGGCAAATTTGCAAGAATTTAAAGACCTGCTGACTCGCGTGGATGAAGCAACCAACAACATTGCCGAAGACTTGAAACGTCTTGCCGCTCAGATTGAGGCGGGCGGGTTGAGCGCAAAGGATGAATTTGAAATTTCGGAAGCGCTGAAACTGGCAGCCGAAAAGCTGGAAGCGGTGGCCGCTGTGAATCCAGAACCGGAACCAGAGCCTCAGGTTGAAGGGTAAGTAGTAACCTTAAAAATTGTGGTTGTTTTGGGGCTGCCTGGGAGACTTGGCAGCCCCTTGTATTTATTTTCTGACCTCAATGTAGTGATCGGATATTTCAAGCGCCTTTTCAATCAAGTCTATCAAGCTTTTTTCATCGCCTCTTTTCGGAAAGGACAAGTCGTTTAAAAGCTCGACAATCAATAACATACTATTGTATTTTTCCCGGTCGGTTTGCCCCGGGATTAGGTCGTAGGTGAGTTTGTGATAACTTTCCATATTTCCTTTGATTTTCCCCCGCCACTCCCGGCTTGGTTGCGGCGGGGTTGGTGGTTAAATTACATATAAACAGATCGACCGTTTTGATAACCATGAAGGTAGGCACAGAATAAATCGTTTGTCGACCAGTCTTGATAATACCTTTGTTTTGGCCATATTGACTTATCTTCTCTGTCTAGTCTTTTGTGATTAAAGACTTTTTCAAATTCACCCATCAGGTCATAAAATTCTTTGGTATGGCTAAAGTGCATGATCATTTGTTTTTGATTACCTCACAAAAATAGTCCGCCTATCGTTGCCTTCCAATACCTAAAACATGGTATTTTTTCAAGTTGGGGAAAATATTTTAAGATTTTATCGAACGGTCGTTAAAATTTATTTGCATTCTTGAATTTGTTTAAATAGATTTGAGAATTATTTCCGCAGTTTTTCCGCAAAATTTCACGTAAGGGAAAAATTTAAGGAAACATTAGGCAACCACGTAAAAATATTTCACAAATGAAAAGGACGTTATTTGACTACATCAAAGCCCCGTTTTCCTACAAAAAAATAGACCCACAGAAGGATGAGGAGCGGATTGATAAATACTACCACATGGGCGAAATATGGGCGCTGTATGTCGTTGCTTTTGTTTCATCCGGCGGGGCAGCTTTATTCGGATGGGTGACGGCTGGCAATCTAGCCGACTGGTTGCCTTTCAAAATTCTTGCGGCATTGTTTTGCTTTATTGCATCCGCTGTCGTGACTGATCTTGTGTTGAAAGACCTTATCCAAAAATCAGTATTTGACTTGATGGTAGGGGCTAAGATTGTTTTTGGCAGGGCATTAAGTAAAGCAAATAGGGCTACACCATTTAATTGGTTTATGCGCATAAATCAAAATCTTGAATGGGTTTTTATATCGGCGCTTTGCATTGGGATTTACGTCTTTGACTATTATCAAGTCCAGATCATCAAAACCCCGGCGGCAGACATGGCGAAAAAAGAAAAGAAGCTAAATACGGATAGTCTAAGAAACGTTTTCGCAGCCCAGGAAGGCGCAAGGATAGCGGCGGTAACGACTGCAATAACCGCAAATCAAATCGACATTCAATCTACCCAAAAGGCCATTGAACAGGAAAGGCGTAGGATTGCAAGCGGGTACGACAAAGGAATTGAATTGTACGAAAAGAAAAACGCTTGGTTTTTTCAAAAGAAACTGAACCCGGCCTTTAAAAAATCAAAAAGGCTGAGAGATTTGGCCGCTCAGTTAGATGAACTTGAGACAAACAAAGTAGCACTAAGGAAGCAGCAGGTAAAAGACCTTGAATACAGTTCAACGGCAACCGCTGAAAACGACGCTACACTTTCCGCTACAAACGAGAAGATAGAAGCCGCCAATAATGCCCGCTCTGAGGGCGTAGCCTATGTGATGGTTATGTTTGGCTTCATCTTAAAGGTCATCGCTGGTGCCTTTCGTATCATTCGCGTGTTTCGATACCTTGGAAGGAATCCAGTTGACGCAAATGGAGACGGCTCAATTGACTACCGCGACGTAGATGCAGCAGCCCAGGCGGGTTTTCTGGCGGGGTAGCGGCGGTAGTTCAACCCGTTACCCCTGAACTAGAACAAGAAGACTTGAATGACCTTATTGATTACGAAATTGAAATGCTTCGACTTTCAATGGACTATATTGGCGGTGCATTACTGCTTGAGGTCAAAGAGGAAATCAAAACTTTAATTGAATCAAAAGAATTTGTAGGATGAACATCGAAAACAAAACCAACGAAGAAATCAGAGCGCACATAATTAAAATGAGCGCCTCTTACAAGAAAACAGGTAAAGATCTGTATTTGAAAATCAAAGCTGATTGCGAGGCTGAATTGCAACGCAGGGCGGAAAAAAAAACAGAAGAACAACCTATCGAGAAAATCGAACAGTTGCCAGAACCAGCAATGACAGGGTACATTCCAACCGTCGAGCGCGATCTAAAAAACAAAGTCGCCGAACAGGAGCAAAGCGCAAGGGCATTTGAACCAAAACCGATTTTAACAGCGCCACAACCAAAAGCACTTACCAAGTTACCAGCGCCAACGAAGCCTATTAAGTGGGCAAATGGCGATGTGAAGGAAATGAACGAGCTTGATTTGCGTCGTAAGTCAGTTGACTACTTTGGCGACGTATTGAATGGTAAACGACTGCCTAGTGACTTCTACCGATCAATGCAGTTTAACAACCTTGTGCGGTTCCAGATTGGTTTGTATCGCTTCGGACATCCGATTATGGCGCACACTGCTTTGCATCCAACTTATAATATGTGCGAAAAGAAAACACAAGACAGGAGCTTAGAATTATTCAAACAAGTTCATGACATGTGGAACCAATACAAAGACACTGATATTGTTTAAAAAAAACGGGCTGGTTTCTTGCGATTCCAGCCCGTTGCAATTTGGGTAACATACTATGAAAAAACTCAACCTAACATCTTTCTCACCTGCACGTGCGAGTATTTCGACTCAGTGCGACACGCTTCAAACATGCAAGATAAGGTTTCTCTACTTGGCGCGCTGTCAAAACTTCCAAGCCCGTTTCGTATCCCGGTGGGGGTGTAGTTTACGTGAAGCACCTGAACCGCTACACAAAAGATATGCCACCCTTCCCGCCAGTGCGCCCGTTCTTCACGTGTGCGTCTTGCGGATAAATTATATCCTAGTGCCTGGACGAATTTGAGTGCCTTCGCTGCGGCATCTTCGTTGGTTGTGCGACTGGAATAGTTGCGGGCAGTACGGGTCTGGCTGCTTGCACGTTTCTTTGGCTCTTCTTTATGGTTTGTGAGCCACTTCCTTTCGTTGTACGGTATTCGCTTTGGCTGCGGGTCTCTTGGTTCGCGGGTGCTTCCAAAGAAGTCACACGCCTTTGCATCCTCTGCTGTGAACATTTCTACCTTTTCCATGTTGGCAGTTTGATTTTAACGTCCGAAAACGTGTAGGCCATCCAGGCCAGAAACAAAATGAAGATTCCTAGTTTCATGGATTATGTTTTTCAATTTCGGCTAAAATAAATCCAGTGCAAACACACATACAACATAGGGTTAGCCCGAATAACCTACGGGTGGTATCATCTGCAAGTTGTGATGCCCCAAATAGAATAAAAGCCGAAAGAAAAAATATGTATGACTTTTTCATTCCAATGGGTTTTAAAACGGTTCTTCCAGCCTCAGCCGAAACAGCCGCAGGAAGTCGTCAGGGTGGCAAATCGTTATTCGCTGGCTTGAGCCTAGTACACGTAGCTTGATCTTATCCGGTTCCTCGGCAACGATAAAGGCAATGCCGCCTTTTTGGCCTACTTCCTTTAAAAAGTTCTCCTGATTGAAGCCGCCGTCTTTATCAAGTTGATCGCCTTTGGCTTTGATTTCAACCGCAATAAAAACGCCGTGCTTCGTGTAGCCAATAATGTCAGATTTTCCAAGTTCCTCGCTTGACGTTCGGTAACTCTTTTTCAGCGCTTCAATGAGCCTTGTGTTTTCCTTGATAAAGTCGGACAGTTTAGGTAGTCGCTTTATCTGGTTGAACATCACAAGCTCGTGTATTTTTGCAAGGGCTGTTTTTAGATCAAACACGCCCATTGTATTTACCCGAAACGCCTTACATCCTTGTAGGTTGATTTGGTCAATAATGGCTTTTGTGATCGCGTTGGCTCTACTCATTGGTGAAACTGTTCTGTGATCCGCCAAAAAATATCCTCCGAAAAGGCTTTCGTTTCTTCGTTGTAGTATGGTTCCAGCAACTTGTACAGGCGCAAGTATGCCGGGGTAGAAGTGCCAGCAAGCAGGTGAAAGTTTTTTTCAAGGCTAGAATACCTGATTTGCCCAACACCTGGACATCCTTCCGTTTCTGTAACCTTATTGAGCTTATGCACCCTCACATTCCCGTGACGGCCTGCACGGTCAACCCCTGGCTTATCCATTAGCGCAATGGCGAACTTATGCCCGTGCGCTTCGTTATAGCGCTCGTAGAAGCGTCCGTACTGGATTGGCACAACATAGTAAGTTTTCGCGTCGATGCGCGTCTTACCGTGTTCTTTTACTTTACGGTAGCCGTCTTCAAGGACATCGCAAAGCCATTCTGGAAACTCTGCTTTTTCGTGTTGGATCAGGATTCCGCGTGTGCTGTCGGTTGTTTGCTCGGCTCTAATGTGGTCTAAGATCATCGTTCATTTATTTAGCCCGACCGGAGCCGGGTATTACTACCAAAATTCCCCTTGCGTTTCCGGTGCAGGGATTACCAGTTGCAAACGTTCAGCCGCAAACTGGCACACCTTCTCTAAATATTCCATAAATTCAAGCGTCGATAAATCCCGTGTAGTGGGGGGTAGGTTGATCACTACCCCGTCAGCGTCCGTAACTTCTTTGGCGGGCAAAAACATGTCTTTCAACATGCCATGTACCAGTTCTAAATGCTCCTTATTCCCTGCTTGCAAGTCGTTGCCTAGATTAACAAATTCTTCCAAGATCAGCGAAACTACAACCGCCCAATAGTAAGCGTTTTGGCTTGTCGTCCGGTGCTTCTTTTTGCGTCGAAAAACAACCTCTATCGACTTACCAGTAAACAGCTTGCCTACCTCTTTGCGGATGTGCTTAGGCAGGCTTATTTCCCCGCTTTCTGATACTTTGCCGTAGTAGGTTAGCTCCATTGCTTTGCATTTTAAAACCCCGGCAGTCAACCCCGCCGGGGAACACATGAAAGTAAATCAAAAATTAGATTAGCCCTGGTTGCTCAATGCGTTGCACCAACAATCCCTTGATATGGTCAGTGGTTGGCGTTTCCTTCGATGCAGTGCAAATCTCAATGTACGAAATGTAATCCTCAGCAAAGCCTTTCAAAACCGCCTCACCTTTTTTCAATTGCTCGTTGCTTTTTGCCTCAAGCCCATCAAGTGAAACAGCGCCAAAAATCTTATTCAAGATAGCAGCTTTCAAAGATTTTGCCTCCTGAGTGGTGCCAAACTTCATGTAATCAAAGGTTTTTTCGATTTCAGCAAGCAATACATCACGTTCGCGTTTCCATGCTGCACCGCGTTCCTCGTTTTCTGCAAAGGTATCGTTGATTTCTCGCATAACATCGGGCTTTAATTGCCCGTTTAGGAATACATCAAAAGCAGGCTTGAAGTCTGCGTAAGTTGGATTTACAAACGTTTTGCCGTCAGTGCGGGTAGTACGGTCTTTCAAGACAGTTGCAACACGGGTGATTTTCTTGGTATCCCCTAAAACATCCTGGTGTTTCTCCATAAGCACAAGTACATCAGGCTCAAAAGCGGTTTCGGTTTCTGCTTTCATTTTGATTCCTGATTTATGGATTTCGCGTTTTCCGGTTTGTTCATCCTTTTCGGTTTCATACTCATACCCAGCACGGCCAGTAAAGAAGATGTGGATTTTGGCCTTTACAAATGGAGTGGAAAATTGCTGCTTCCATTGTGGCTTGATAACCCCCCAATCTTGAAACTCCAAACGAGTGCGCCGTTTCTGATCCATATAAGCCTTCAAAAACTCTTCCCAAACATGGGTGATAGAGTCGATCACAAGAATGTCAGCCCCGCCATTTTCACACCATGCAATAGCCTCATTTAGCGCTTTAAGGCTGCGGTGTTCATCATCAACGACGCATTCAATACCAGCGTCAGCGAATACACCTACAAGAGCTTTGGCCGCCTTTTCAGTGTCGAAAATAGCAATAGGTAGTTTGCTCCCAATTTGCTTATGCAATCCAATCGCACACTGCACAGCGGTGTATGTTTTACCATCACCCGCAAAGCCCTGAAAGGCCATTTTAATAAAGGGTCGGTTATTTTCCAATTTCTTGAACATTTGTTTATAATTTACAGGGCGCTGTATTTACCCTCCATGATTTCAATATTGCGCACCATCCAGTACACTGTTTGTACCTCTTCCGAAAAGTCTTCAAATTCGTCTGCGTCTTCGCCTTTGTAGGCTTCTATTTGGCGCATTTCTTCAAGTGGGTAATCTTCCCAATGTGGATAGATTTGGCGCAAAACCATCTTATTGAAATTGATTTGTGCGTTGATTCGTTTTTGTTGCTTGCTTTGTTGTTCTGGTGTCATGTTTATGGATTTTCCCGCAGTCGCAACCCACCCGATAGGGTAGGCTTTGACCGCTGGGGGTGATTAGATTGCCCGTAAGGTTAGGGCATTTTCAATTTGCGTGTCTTTCATTGCGATGTGCAAAATAATTGCTTCTTCTGCTTCGCCATTAAACCATCGATCAACAACCTCTGAATAGTCGTAGTAAACAACTTTTTCAAATTTTGTATTCTCGTTGTATATGTAGGAAATTAGCATTTGTTGACCGTTGCGACCGTTGTCGTAGTCGTACAACTCTTCAATAATATTAAGTGAAAGCGCGGCTTCAATTACGTCCCATTCATCGAATGAGATGTTAAAGAAATTGGCTTCACCTTCCAATGTTGGTAGGCTTACCTGGGCGAACAATTCACCTTTATTTAGGCTGTAATCTTCGATTTTGATGTCTTTCATGTTTTGCGTTTTTGTTATTACAAATATCGGGGTAAAATCCGGTCTAGTAAATACCCAAAACATGGTATTTTAAAACGGCGTGTGTCATGCTGAACGGCGGGGTCTATCTCCTTCGGCAACTTATCGAAATACTCGAACAGGATCATTATTTGTGAGTTTCAGCCCAACTAGGCAACTTTTCGCAATCTGGTTGATCAACTTCTTCGACAATACCTAATCTTTTCGCAATCCTTATCATTTGGCTAACGTGGCCAAGTTTATCGTAAAATGTTTTGCAACAAATATCTTCACCGCCTTGGATGCTTGCTTTATGGCATACAAAGAAAGTTTGTTGATTTGCGCACTTCTTTATAATTTCCTTGCGCCTTGCCGGGCTAACAATAGCATCCGGGCTTAACAGGCAATTTTTGCATGGTGTTTTATAGACTTTCATAATCCAAATTTTAAACCAATGAATAAAACCAACCCAATCACACCCCAAACACAAAGCCACTGTACCGCGCAAACCAGCCCGGCAATAAACAGCGCCTCTGCAATCCAGGCACCACGTTTGAAGTATTCACTCTTTCCGCTTCCAAACTTCAAGGGCGCGTGATGCTTCCGGTATCGCCTATGCAGATACGTTTCAATCCATCTTGCCCCCAGCGGCATCACAAACGCCACAAGAACCGATTGGCGGCCTTTCGTGGTTTTGTCAACCTGTCGTGTTCGCTTGTGCAGGTGCCAACCGATCCCAATTTTGAACCGGGGCGGGTTTGTTGATCGAAGGATGTAGAGGAATTGGATCAATCTTCTAGTGTTAAATATCTCCAAGCGATAATGCAAGTAATAATTGGATCAACTCCAAGCGACCATTCTTTGTATCGATACGACGCTTTTTGCTGTTTGTTCCCGTCTGTAACCATTACTCGCAATACTTGAAGATCGCCAATAACTGGTAGTGATTCAGGAACAAGGATAAATTTTGACATGTCAACCATCGTTTTTGCATTTTAAAAGCGCCGGGCATTACACCCGGCTCCTAAGTAACTCCGATTTACAAATTGAATTGATGCCCCAGCTTAGACAAGTGGGCGCGTCGTTTTATTTTGGTCGTTTTGTGATTTCACCACTCCAATTCCGGTCTACTGTTTGAAGAAAAAAACTCCCTCTGCTTCCTGTCTCGTCGCCTAGTTTCATATATCGGCACGGGTAAAATATGTTTTCAAAAAAATACACATCACCGTCAATTTCTGTTTTGAAGTTGCCCCAAATAGGCGCATCTTCCCACCCGGTTCTCTGCTTCCCACTCCGCGCGATATGGATAATGTCGCCCAACTCGCCTTGGATCAGTGTCAGCCCGTGTTCATTCGCCATGTGGTCAAATAGTTCATCATAGGGAAAGTCTTTTTCGCCTACAATCGGAAGTAGCTTTTCGGCGATTTCGGAGGCTGCAAACTCATACCTACATTCATCACCAGAAACGCAAGAAATCAGCGTGTTTCTTTCTAAATACTCCGCAATGATTTTTATTAATTCATCTTTCATGTTTGTTTGATTTAAAACAGTTCATTATCCAATTATTCCAATTTCCCCCGCGCTCCAGGACACGCCGCCACAAGTTCAGCGGGTGCCTTTTAAAGTGGAACAAAGGCGACGCGGGTACAGATGCACCACACGCCGTCTTTGCGGGATAGGGTGAGGTTTGTCCAGCCTTCCATTATCCCCAAAGTTTTTTTGCAAGCTCCAAATTTTTCTTCATTTCCTTAACGGCTTTAGAAGCGTATGACAAAGAAAATGAGTGAGTACGTGGAATAATTCCATTCTTCAATCCTTCGTGTTCCATCATTGTCTCTTGTAGCTTATATTCAAAGTATTCAATTGATTCAGGCATGGACAAATTTATAATGTCTGTACGTCCTGCCCAATATTCAGCACGGCGGCGGTATTCTTCGGCTTTGTCGGCAAGCTCCACACTTTTTGCCATTCTGTTATGGTTGCGCTCAATCAGGGCGCGGTGTCTGCGTTCGCTGTGGTGTCCAACTTTGATTGGTTCGCCAAGGGCTAAAAAATCGCGTCCCTCATGCGAAGCCTCCCAAGCTTCATGGCTTTTTGCATCAGCGCTTCCAGCGTAACCTTCCAGCTTTTCAAGGCGTTTTTGGGCTACGGTTTGGGCGTTGGTGCCATCTTCGCGGGTGATTGAGTAGAAGAAAAACCCGTCTTTTTCGTAAATTAGGTTGTGTACGATGCACTCATTTTCTTTGCCATACTTGGTTTCGACCTGGATAACCTCGCCTTTGTGGTGCTTCTGTGAGCATTTGGCAAGGAAAACATTTGGGCAAAATTTTGTGTAGGTATTCATATCCTTTTGATTTTTCACACAAGGTCTAAAAATAAAAAATGCCTCACAATACCACAAAAATGGTATTTTCAAAACGGTATAACCCTATCCAAGCCCCTCCCGGCTTGCGCGGGCATTGCGGTGTCGTACTGCTTTTGCGCTTCCTGTTTAACCGGGAACTGGTTGGAGGTGGGTTGTACGTCTCTTCCAGTCCAGAATGAGCCAATAATGTCAAAGCGTCGGTTCTTAACGATAATCCACTCAGTTTCGCTTTTCTTGTATTCCCGCCCTTCCTCGTCACATTCAACCCCGCAGGAGGTAGGCCGCCAAAGGTTTACCACCTTATCTGCATCCTGTTCAAAAGCTCCGGCCTCTTTCAAGTCGGACATACTAGTAGGGCGTTTCAGTAGCTTACTTTCAACCTGACGGCCTAATTGAGCGCAGGCAATGCAATCTAGTTCGGTGCCCTTTACGAACATTGAAAGATCATTTGAAACCCTGGTCAATCGGTGCAAAATATTCCCGTTGTCTATCTTGTCAATGCCGCTATGGACGATCTGCGCATAATCCAATCCGAAAGCCTTTACGCCAAAATCACGCTTATAGCGCCGGGCAACGCGGCTTATCATCGAAAATTTATTTGTGGCCTGTTTGAAATCCACAATGTGAAAAGGGATTAGTGCCAACTTCTTTGCTGCCTCTGTGCATTCCTTTATTTCGTACAACTCCAACCCGCCGCGCATCATCCGGTATTTGTCAATTCCGGTCAGTATCGAAAGGCATTCCAAATAAACCGCGCGTTCGGGCATTTCCACCGATACGAAAAGGGTGGGGCAATCTTGCTTCGCCAAATCCAACAGTAGCGAAATAGCCTGACGAGTTTTCCCGGTGCCTGGGCGACCGCCTAAAAAAGTCAACTCCGACCCCTTGAACCCACCTAGCTTTTCGTTCCAATCCTCAATACTGACCGGAATACCGTTGTCCATGTCTTCGATACTATCCAGCGCCTCTTTTATCTTATCCCCCCGGCGGCGTTCTTCTTCCACTGGCGCAGGGTTGTCGGTGATCCTGGAAAGTACATAATTACGGGCTTCTGCCGGGTCTTGGCTTTCAAGCATTGCGGCGGCGGCTATGTACGTTGCTGCGTCTTGTTCGCGGTTATACTCTTCAATCAAAAAAGCAATTGCGCTTTGCAGGGTTTCCGGTTCGGCTGCTGTGATCAGGTCGGAGACGTTCCCGAACATAGCCGTAACTATCTGAATATCCCAGCTTCTTTGCTCGTCGAACTGCTTGCACATCCAGCGGAAAGCCTTTTTGTAGTGCTTGAACATTTCAGGCTTTAGTTGCAAACTTGCCTTTTCAAAGTAATCCGGCCAACAAAACAGCGTGCCGATAATGCTAGATTCTACGTGTAAGGTCGTCTTTTTCATGGTAATGATTTGATTTGTTGATACACACTACGCCACCCGTCTTTGTATTCAGGGATACAGGCTTTACCCTCTTTGATGATTTCCAAAAGTACCGCGTCTTTCCCTTTCTGCTTTGCCTTTTCAACGTAGCAAGCCGTACGGAACTCCCATAGCAACGCCATTTCTTGCGGGTACAGGGTGACAATTATTTTGGCCTCCTTTTCAAATTCCTGCTTGTACTGGTACGATGTTACCCCGTGTTGCTTCGCCACCGCCGCAACTACTTTTTGCTGAACGACTAAGGGCTTTTGGAGTTCGTGAAGGGCTTGGACGTATTGTTGTGCAGTCATGCTCCAATCTGGTTTAACTCCGCCTTGGCCGCTGCAAACATAGCTTTGCGGGCTTCGAGGTCTTGTTTGGTAATTTGGGTTTGTACGGGTTTCGGTTGTTCGGGTTGTGGTTGTACGTTCGCGGGGTTGTTCTTGTACTGGATGGGGCAGGGCTTAGTGACGGTTCCGTAAGTGATCGAACCATTTACCCATGTTGCAATGGCGTTTGGTAGCCGTTGAATAGTCCAGCCTTTACGCTCCCAATTCAAAAAGAATTTTTCCGCTTCCATGTTTGCCCAGTTCCAGCAGTCCACAATATTTGGGTGGTCGCGTTTCTTCTCTTGAAGTTTGGCGTAGAATAGCGGCACCAATTCCTCCTGAGTAGGGGGGTAGATGTATTTGGGTTCCCGCTTCGCTTTCCGTGGGGCGGGGGGTGTCGCGGAATTGGGGGGTGGGGTTTGTTCTTGTGTTGAAGGCAGAATAAAATCATCATTACCCTCAGCATCAAGTGGCATAATTTCATACCCTGTTACCTCCATTCCTTCAATCTCTTCTTTTGTCGTTACGAGAAGTTCGTTTTCATTTTGTGGTTCTTTTAAATTATCATCTTTAATTATCATACTTTGGTTATTATCTTCTAGCATGATATTTTTATCAACCCCCCTTGATATTTTTATCAACCCCCCTTGATATTTTGGTTTACCCCCCTTGATATTTTTATCAACCTCTTCTAGTTCCCTGAAGTCGGTTTTAACGTAAATTTTACGCTTGTAACAGTCTTCAATAACTACGGATAAGTAACCAAGTTTTTGCATTTCTGAAATTGCCCGGCTGATATGCTCAGGGCTTTTTTCAAAGACTTCGCCTAAATAGTCATTTGTCGCATAGCAATACCCATACTTGTTTGATAAGCTTGCTAGTTCAGAATAAAGGCGGCATTGAAAGTCTTTAACACGTTTGTCGTGTCGAATGACAGTAGGTAGGAAGCCATAAAGATTGTTCATTGGGCTGGATTTGAAAAGATTTGCAATTGGTTTGGATTGTTCTCGACTTGTTCAAGCTTTTTCTTTCCACCTTTATTCTTTCGCTTTTTCAATCCGCGCTGAATCTTGATTTCATCGCACCATATTTTATAGGGGTGCATTGCGCGTTCACCGTACGGGTACGCTTCACGAAGGGCTTTTTTAATTTCCTTTTCGGGTAGTCCTTTGGTCTCTGACAAGACCTTTGCAATGATTGGTGCGCAGTGTTCGCGCCATGTTGATTGGCTCATTAGATGGTAGGTTTTACGGTTCCACAATTGGTACAAACAAGATCACCAGTAGGAGCGCCATTGTCTTCCATATCTCTTTCAAGTACAAAATCACATCCACCCACGCAGGTTTCAAATTGCACCGCTAGTTGCTTTTCAAACGGCGCGTTCAGTCGATCCAGTAGCGCCGCAATTTGTATAAGCGTATGCGATTCGTAGTAGCCGGACTTGTCGTTTGGATGGAACACCCAAAAACCGGATTCCTCGCAAACGGCCTGGCCTATGCAAACTTCGTTATTCCAAACGATGTCAAGGAAAGCGGGGGAGTGGGTGAGGTTGGTCGTCCAACAACGAAAGCAAGTTTTGTATCTCAAAAACTCAACTCCGATTTGCCCGGCTTCGTCATCATCGTTTTTATATTTCGGAACCCTGGCTTCAAGTAGCTCGTACCTTTCGCCTTTCTTGATGCCTTCATTGCATCCCTCGCATTTGTGGTCTTTGCGAGCTTTGACAAGTCTCTGTTTCATATATCGAATGTTAATTGTGACAAATAAAAAAGCCCGGCTGTAGAGAGTAACCGGGCTGTAAGGATATAATCCCCAAAAACTATTCGATATATGCGCTGTCGCTCTCTACTTCAACGGCGCATATTTTATACAAAGATAAACATTCCTCCCGACAAAAACAACCCGGAAAACCGGGCTGCGAGTAACAAGAGGTTAAAAAAAGATAAGCTGTTCAAGCACCACACCAAACTTCTCGCACGATGTTCCATTTAGGAGGCATCCCAGCAAGGCAGGACTCCAACCTGCGCCTTCTTATCTTTTCAATTCTTCACCCGGTCGCTGTGATAGGAACAATGTCTTGGACAGTTCCGGCGACCGGGCGGAGCAATGCAGCGAAACGGATGGTACGGGCTTCGATGAATTGACTATTGTACCACACTGCAATGCAGCCTTTTTATCTTTATTGTGGGGCAGATTGCAAGCTAAAATTACCACTCACTTACAATCTGTGATCCCCATTTGCTCCGGCGGGCATATCATTTGCTTGTCATCTCAAATGCAAGTTTTTCCAGACCTGATAATTAAAGGTACTTGCACTTGATAGAGCATACTTTTTGCCCTTGTTATGGTGTGTAGCACATGTTGGACTCGAACCAACGGCCTCTAGTTCCCAAAACTAGCGCTCTACGCAACTGAGCTAATGCACTAAATTAAGCAGGCAAAAAGCGAAAGAGACTATTAACCCGAAGTAACTCTTTTCTACGGCACTGCTTTATCTTCAACGGCCTTTGCCGCTTTGTTCAAAAAAGGCCACACTCAGACGCGCAGCCTTGCGCTAATAACAAATCATTTATCTCATGAAAAACCTTACCTAAACAATCAAACGTGAAGCTCGAAGATTCTGTCTTTCAATAGCGTTTCCGGGTTGGCCTTATCGCGCTCGGCTTCATTTTCCTATTAAATCCGTTTCCAGACAATTGAGGTTCCCAGGCTTCGTTTCGGTGCCTATCACCATATTCACGTTTGAATTACACAAAGATAAACCCCATTTTCTAAAACTCCAAAATAAAATCGAAAAAAGTTTACGATATTTACTTTTATTTTGTACATTTGTATTGTCTTGTGAAGGGGACATCAAGTAACAGTACTTTATTGGAGACTTAGCCCGGCTGCATCGGAGTGGCTGGGGTTTTTAAAACTGGATAATGGCTAAAGAGGATTTGATACCGCAAAAAATGGTTCGGGTGACATTGCCCACTCACGCCAGATTAATGCGGGCGGCGGCGGCAATGCAAAATAAATCGGGGGCTTACACTTCGATGGATGCGGCTATAAATACGGCGTTGGATGCATGGGAGAAAACGGAAAATTTGCCAGAAAAAGAAGCAGCGTATAATTTGCTAGGCAATATCGAAGCATTTGCAAAAACTTTAGGCGAGGCAGGGTATTTACACGGAAAGGCTATCGTAATTGTGCCGCTTTATGCTGAACGACGTTTCGATATTTTCGCGCCTAGTTATATTGTAGATAGTTGCCCTGATAGGTGGGAGCTAGTAGGCTCATTTGCTTTACCTGATCAAAACAACCACGTCATCATTAAGCAAAGCGACGGCGCATTGTATCTAGAAAAAATGTTAGCGCACAATCATAATGCGTATCTAACCCCACATAAAAATGAAGCTATGATTTTTGATAGCCCCGACCAAGCGAAGTCGTTTCTGCGGCAGTGCGGGCATGAGGTTGGTAATTGGATTATTGAACCAGTAAATAGAACGGTATGAGCAAACGTAATATTGATTCAAGAATCCAAGTTTTCTTAAATGAAAATGGATGGGAAGTAAGTGACACGGAAGCGGGGTCTACGACTTATAGCAAACAGGGGTGCGTAGATGTTCAGGTGTGTATTGAAAGCGATCACTTTTCTGATGAAATTGTACTTATTGGTGATGAAGGGGATTTTGCGCACGTTGCACTTGATTATTATGCCCTAATTGGGGTGCTCTTTGCTTATCGGCAAATTGGAACCGGATTTAATTTTTAAACTAAACAGTATGAGGCCATTGGTTTTTGCTATATCTCTATTTTTGATGTGTTGGTTTTTTGTCATTGTGGCAGTATACCAAGAATCCGAAATAAAGGAGGCGGCTTTGAATGTAAGCGGCATTATATGCTTTGTTGGCTCTTTTATTTGTGCTTCACTTGATTTTATTGCAACCCAAAAAAACGAAACAGAATGAGCAAAAACATAAAAACCGCCGCATTTATCGCAATCCTTTGTGCTTTTTTTCTACTTTGGGTTAATGGTATAGGCTGGATAATGCTTGCAATTCGGTCTGGTATCGATGTTGATTGGCTTAGGTGGATCGCCTTAATTCCATCTATTGCGGTATATTTTGGCTTTACCGTCGTGTATGGGGTTAAATTCATTATCTGGACTTCGCAAAAACTAGGACTATGATAATCGACCTCCTCACCCTCCTTGCCGCCGGGTGCGCTGTCTACATGTGCGTTGACTTACAGCGCAAAGTGTGGCGCATGGATTTGCGGGTGACAGCATTGGAAAGCCAGAAGACAAAGCCAGAGCCGAAATCGCCGGAACGGGTGCAGGCACGGCAGATTTGGGATAAGGAAATCGAAGGGTTTAACCCGAAAAAACCAGCAACCGTTTTGCCTCGCAGTGAGGAAGAAAAAAGGGCACGAGTTTACACCAATTGGGAAATTGATTCAGACTTTAAAATTGTCGGATGAAGAAGATTCTAATCACTACTCCATCACTAGCGATTCATGGTGGTATTAGGGTTTTGGTGGAGTGGAGTAACCATTTAGCACGGCGCGGGCATACTGTAACGCTCCAAATCGTTCAACCCGTAGGCTATCGATGGAAGCAATGGATTGACATAGACCCTGCCGTTAGGGTACAAATAGGGCAAGTGATTAGTGTTGATTACGATATAATTGTAGCAAGTACCCCGCTTATTGCCTTAATGCTGGACTCTACGAACGCCCCGTGCAAAAAATTCTACCTGCTGCAAATGTTGGAAAACCTGTTTAATCCAAATGATAAAAAGTGGGTTGATCTATGTGTTGAGTCGTACAAAGTCAGAATGCCCATTATTGGAATATCCAAATGGGTTGAAGAAGAAGTACGCAAGCACCGGGGCGACGGTAAAATGTACTACGTCGGCAACGGGGTTTCGGACGACTTCAAACCCGGTCAAAAGGATGAGGGGCTTACAGTACTGGTTGAAGGGTGGGGAGGGTACAACGACGCAAAAGATGTAGATTTGCTTGCCCCGCGTGTTGCCGAGGCATTGCATAGGGAATACGGTGCAAAGATTATTGCATTCAGTCAATTTCCATTATCTTTCCACAAGAAGGCCAAGCAATACGAATACATCCTAAGCGAGTACCACGAAGCGCCACACGGTGAAGCATTAGTAAAACTATACCAGCGGCCAACCTTCATGTTAAAGGCTTCTGTATACGATGCCCGGTCATGTGCGCCCGTTGAGGCAATGAAGTGCGGTACGGTCACGGTTCGGGCGATTGAGCGGGGGGATGATGATTTGATTTTTGAAACTGAAAACGATGAAATAGTCAACTATAACTGTTTGAGGTGTAGTTATGATTACAACTACTTTTTAGACTTGGCAAAATCAGCAATCGAAATGTACAATTATTATCCGCTTCATTGGGGTGGGTTGGTTGCTAATATGATGTCGTACGCCGCTAAAGAACTGAACTGGGAAACCCGAATGAATGAAATCGAAAACATCTTGATCAATGGATAGGAAAATATACGTCCTTGGAAGCGGCAACAGTTACCCGGCTCACAAAGATGTTGTTCGGGTGGACATTCTGCCGGGTGAAAATGTTGACATGGTTTTTGATCTTGACGTTATGCCCTGGCCGATTGCAGACGGGGCGGCAATAGAGGTCAACGCCTCGCACATTATGGAACACTTGAAAGACCCGTGTCGGTTTATGGATGAGCTTTGGCGCATAAGCTACCCTGGCGGGTTGGTGTATATCGAGGTGCCAGACGCGGCAAACCTGGATTTGGCATGGGCTGACCCGACCCACAAAAGGCCATTTCGCTTGCACACGTTTTTGAATTACTTCACCGTCCTTGGACAGCATAGACTACCGACTGTAAAACATGCTTGGGAATTTCCGTTTTTGTGGAGTGACGGCAATGTTATACGAGCGCACATAATGCCCCTGAGTGATGAATTTTTAACCAACGAAAGTTTGGCGCGGTTGAATGAGCTTCGTAAACTTGAAAGAGAAAAGGAGTATGGCGGGTAGTTATAGACACATGGTCAATAAGCATAATAAATTTAAGGGCATAAAATACATAGGCGACCTTGGGGACGCCCTTGAAGCCCTTGAAGAGTGTTATGAGTTTATACAAATCTTGACTAATGGGGATAAGGATAAAATTGTTGAAACCCATTTAGAGTACTTAAAGCGAAAAGGGGGAGACGTAGAGTATGCAAAGAAATACGATTATTGGACTCACAAACCAAAAAATCAATGAAGCAAGCGAGAAAAACAGTATTTATTATTAAACAATACGGAAGACCCAAAGGAATGGAGTTTGACATCAACCAGATTGTAACCCCCGTTGTTCTAGAATACCTGGAACCCGGTTGGAACAAGCAAACCATGCAGTGCCTTATTGCATCTGGTTTTGAACAAGAAAACATCTTACAGGTAGGACGCGAGGGGGTGGGCAGGATGTCGAAAGCATTCAACTCTGTTTTTGAAGGGATGTATGGTTTTGATGTAATTACGACCGAATACGTTTGGTTTGTTTCTAATATTACTTTTGACAAGCATGTACCCGCCTTTATGGCCGCTGCACTGGATGAATACAATAACGTAGCAGCGATTCACCCAAAGTTCGCCAGTGACCACCCACACATCCGAAACGCAAAAGGCCGAGACTATGTGCCGTTTGTAGAATGGACAGCGCCAATGATTCGTATGGATGCCCTGAGAGAAATTGGACTACTCGATGAAAAGCTTCCATATTGGGGGCAAGATATTGACTGGAGCCACCGGGCAAAGGTAAAAGGTTTTGAGTTGATGGTAGATGGGCATTCAACTGTTCAGCATACCTACCTTCGCCACACACAAAACCCGGCACCGATTACGCAGATTCGCGGGGCATTACGGAATATGTACAACCAAAGTACAGAAAACCGATTAATTGAAAAATACGGGGCTGATTGGCGTAAGCTGCTTTGCCCTTCAAATAGTTGCGGGTAATGGAACAAAAACCATATCAAGGTTGGACTATCCTTGTCGATTGCGACGGCTGCCTAACAGACGGGAAAAAGTACGTTGATTCATCCGGAAACCGTCAAATGATCGCTTTTCATTCGCGCGATAGTATTGCATGTAAGGCACTTGTTGAAATGGGCTTTCAGGTAATCGTGCTTACATTGTCAAATTTTGAAGGCATTAAAAAGTATTGGACAAAATACGGCGCTCAGGTTTTTACAGCTATAACATACGGAGCTATCGAAAATACTATGGCATCCAAATGGGAAGTAGGCGCATACCATAAAATAGACTGGGGAAAAACAATTGGGATCGGTGATGATGTGACGGATATTTGTTATCTTGAGAAGTGTAGATATGCTTATACCGTAGCTGACCCGCACCCATTTTACGGATCAAGAGATTTAGAATTATGGCTAGGCCGTTCAGTTCATTTATCTAAAAAATTAGGTGAACCTAAACGGCTTCCTTGTAATGGTGGTGAAGGTGTTTTAGCTTATATTTATCAACTTGTAAAACTTGGAATTTATGCAGGGCAGTGAACACGAAATTTCATTCTGGAAAGAATTTGTAAAATCAGACCGCTTTCTAAACGGCTGGTTGTCGAATGAGAAAACGCCTGAGTTGAATGACTTGGTGTATATGTTCTTGAAGGGGCAACCAGATGCAAAGGTTTTGGATTGTGGTAGCGGGGTTGTGTCAATCTTGCACGGGACGGTGTCGAAGGAAAATCTAGTCGCTTGCGACTTATTGGCATATGAATACTATAAGATTTTTGACTACAAAGCCAATGGAATTATTGCGCCGTTTCCAAGTGCTTGTGAAGAATTGATTTTTGATGGTACATTCGATGTTGTACACATCTCAAATGCTCTCGACCACACACAGAACCCACAAGCCGCCTACAATGCAATGTACCGCGCAGTGAAGCCCGGCGGGTTTCTGATTGTGCAAGGGTTTGTGAATGAGGGGACGCATGAGGAATGGACTGGATTTCATCAATGGGATTTGGATTTGTATAATTACGATGATAGGGGTTTGTTTTTGTGTATTAACGATAAAGAGAATAATTTGCAAATTCTATCAAGTGAAAACCCGTACTTTGCCCGAAAAATCCACATTGATTTACTGGGGAGGGATTGGGCAATATGGATCGTGCGTAAACCATTGGAAGCATGACAAGATTTGATGAAGACACTGCGATGAATTTTCTTCTTGAAAAGGGCTTTGGAAAAGAGGTTCTTTTGCTTGCTTTTGATTTATTGGTAAGCCTTTTAGTTGAATATCCATACTACTACGAAGACAAGCGAGCAAAACACATTTTAGAAAATTCACCAGAGATACGGCAGCGTTTAATTAATGTTGCGGCAAAAATGGACTTACCAATAAACAAAGAAGCATGAAAGTCGCCATTTTACAAAATACCCAATCCCCAGCAACAGATTTTTATAGAACCATCAACCCGTTAAGGCAACTAGGGCATGAAACAATCGTTATAGACCCCGCAAAGCCGAAATGGTATGATTTGCTTGAATGTGAGATATTGGTAGCATCCCGACCAAACGGCACCTTGATACATTCTTTGCTTGATGAGTTCAAGAAAACAGGGATAGGCAAAAAGATCATTGTTGATATGGACGATAACCTCCACGAACTTGACCCATCAAACCCCAGTTACCCACATTTTAACCAAGCAGCCGTAAAAGAAAGCGTAGTTGCTTGTATGAATCTTGCTGACCATATTATCTTTTCGACCGAGGCGTTACAAGACTATTATTGTAGCTTTGAGTTGTCGACCAAAGATAAACCCGAAAGAAAGGCTTTAGTTAGTAACATAAGCACGGTTGTGCATAACGCGGTAGATTTTAATATCACCCCATTGATGGAACCGCGACCAATAAACAAACCAGTGCGGGTACTGTGGAGAGGATCGGAACACCACAAGGCCGACCTTGAAACCATTCGACCGTTTTGGGACTGGATTTTAAAGGAGCCTGGGTATGAGGTTTTGTTTATGGGTTTGCCTCCTCATGACGTTTATACCTACTTCTCAGGTGCAAAGTGTGTATCATGGCAGCCTAGCCCATTCGCGTTTTGGGAGAAACAAGCAAGCCTGAAAGCCGACATAGGTATCTTCCCGCTTTGTAAGACCTTGTTTAACTTGGGGAAAAGCAATATCTTTGCTTTAGAGCAGCTTTGTAATGGGGTGCTGCCGATTGTGCCGAGCGGGTTTCCTGAGTTTGATCATGACGGGGTATTCCATTACACAAGTAGCGATGATTTGATTGAATGCTTTAAAACTGGATTCCCTAAAACAAGATTCAATTTTATAGAGCAAGGCCAAGCTTGGCTACTTGAAAACCGGAGCCTCGCAACGGTGAACCTGAAGCGGGGGGAAATAATTGAGGGGTTATTCTAAATACTGTCGGAAAACAGTCGTAAAATGGCAAAACTAAGAGGAGCAAAAGACGGGGTGCCATTCCAGAAAGATGACCCCCGGATAAACCGCGAAGGCAGGCCAAAGAAAATACCTGCGCTTGACGTGCTGCTAGCTGATTTACTGGACGATGAAGAGGAAAGCGCAAAAATGATACTGGCAGCGTTGATTGAAAAGGCTAAAGAAGGCGACGTAAGGGCTGCACAAGTGATACTTGACCGGGCTTATGGTAAGCCGAAGGAAAGTATAGATTTAACGACGCAAGGGCAAAGCCTTAACCAAGAAAAGCGCATAACTTTCAGCGATGGTTCAATCAGAGACGAGTACGGTAATATCACCTCTTTACCGCCCTCTTTACAGTCCACAGACTAAGTATGTACTTATTACTGGGGGCAGGGGGTCGCAAAAGTCGTATGCTGTTAGTAGTTGGGTTGCTGAGTGCTTAACGGATTTTAAAAATTGGGTTATACTTTACACGCGGTGGACAATGAAGAATGTCGAAACGTCGATACTTCCAGAGTTCACCGAAAAGTTGCAGATACTTGGAAAGGCACATAAAGTAAGGTCGTCAGGTGGAATATTGCATTGCGATAGCACTGGAAGTAAAGTTATCTTTCAAGGCATCAAAGTGCAAAGCCTCAACCAGACGGCAAACCTAAAAGGAACGACCGGGTTAAATGTGTTCATTGTAGATGAAGCTGAGGAATTTGTAGTTGAGAAGGATTTCAAAACCATTTCTCATTCGGTACGCCAAAAAGGGCTACCTAATATCGTGGTAGTGGTAATGAATCCACAGGATGCAGAGCATTGGGTTTATAAGCGGTGGATTGAAAAAACTCACCGGATGGTAAACATAGACGGCTGCCAAATTCCAATAAGCACGCATCCACAAGTTACACATATACACACAACTTGGCTTGACAATCTAACTAACCTTGACCCTACATTTATCGCTGATGCAATGCAGATGCGAAAAGATGATAAAGAGGAATACAACCACCAGTTTTTAGGGGCTTGGCTGGTGAAAAAGAAAGGGGTGATCTATCCAAATTGGGAAGAAGGGGATTTTGACACATCACTTCCTTTTGGTTATGGCCTCGACTTTGGGTTTAAAAACCCTGATGCTATGGTAAAAATCGCTGTCGATGTTTCAAAAAAGCTTATATACTTGCATGAGGAGATGTATGAAACTGGGCAATCTGATGAACGAATACGGGATGGAGTGCTAAGAATCGCTGGAACTGAAAATCTTGTAGTGGCAGACAGCAACGAACCGAGAACGATAAGCAATATTGCCGTAGCTGGGGCAAATATTGAAGCAGTTCAAAAATACCCTGGCTGCGTGGTTGACCGGATACGCAAGATGAAAAAGTTTAAATGGATCATTACGCGAACAAGTTACAATGCAAAGTTTGAGTTCAATAACTATGTTTGGGCGAATGTAAAAGGCGAAGTGCCAAAGGATGAAAATAACCACGCTATTAAAGCGGCTGAATATATCGCAACCCGGCTCATCGAGGGGTCGGATTTTCTAGCAGATAATACATAAACATGCTAAACGCAACGGATAAAAAAATAATCAAAACCCTTACTGCCCTAGTTGCTGACTTGATTACGGCAGCCCAGGAGCACCCCAGGATTGCCAAAAAGTACAACATCGCTAGGCGGTTTATTGAACAGGCGATGAAGCGAATAGGCGGCGGGCAGCCACAACCATTGAAACGCCCTGCTAGTGTAGGATTACCTACGCACGTATTGAAGGAAGAACCGGAACAGGTGCGGTACGACCAGGATGGGGATTTTGTAGCGGATAACTTGAAAGGCGATGAGTAAAGACGATGAAAAAAAAGACAACCGAGACGAACCAGCAAAAAAAGCTGATCGAAGCGGGTGGAGGGAAGAGGCATATAATACTACATTGTACTGTCCATCATGCGGAAAGGAAACAATGGAGCCAGCGAAATTTTGCAAGCATTGCGGGCAAAAGTTTATTGTGCCAAGAAAAAAGTAAGTAATGCAAAAGATTTTAATTTTGCTTTTATTGTCTCTGTCCAGTTGCAACCTCAACCGGGCTTACATGACCATGTTTGAACGTCAAATGCTTTGGCAGTTGGAACATGCGAGGTATGTGCGATACGGGAACAACTGTTTTATGGTGGTCGATGGCTACCACGGCGTGAATTTTGTGTATATGCCTTGCGATTCGATTAAGGGGCAATTTGTGCCAACGATAAAACCTAGAAAGAAATGAAACTAGATTTACTGCAAATCGTGCTTGGATTTGTTTTAGCTGACCTATTTGTTATTCCAGTCATAAGAGGGGTGATTAGTGGGATAATGAAGACTTTCAAAAAAGAAAATCCGATAGTTCAGGAAATTGATTCTTTTTTGGCTGATGAAGCGAATAAGGCAAAAATAAAGAATGCAGGCGTGAAGTCCGTCACATTCTATAACAATAAGGGTGAAGTATTGAAGCACATCGACTATCAAAACGCTGACCAATGAAACTACGCCTAAGATCCGGCACCGCCATTGACTACCCGCGCACACCAAACGATGTGACACTAGCGCAATACATCCGCTACCACAACGACGTGCAACCAACCATGCCAAAGGAGGTTGTGGAGTACAGTGCGCTAGTGGATCAGTACAATGAAATAATGAAGGAGTTTGAAAAGTACTTTGAAAAAACGGGTACTATATCAATTGCTCAACTTATTGAAATTGTAGATAGTGGGCAAGCAAAGAACAATGTGAAAAGGTTTGTGCCGCCGTTGCTCAACCGCTGGCACCAGATTGCCCGGCAAATGGAACACATAAGCATCACCACTGTCAACGACCCTGTTTGGATTTCAAAACACTGGCACCCATACCAGTTAGCGACAGTTAAGTGCTTTTTGGATATTAACGAGGAATTGACCGTAGACGAACTACAATACCTGTTTGGCAAGTGTACGAATGCTGTATTGCAACCCAAAGAAGTGTCCTACAAGCAGTTATACTATCACGACGGCGTAACCTACACCCTACCTGATAAGCTCATGCGTAATTCAACCCTGATTGAATTTGCAGAGGCGGCGCAATACGAATCGGCTTTAAAGCAGGCGCAAGGTGGTGACGCTAACGGGTTACTCAAGATGTGCGCCGTATTGCTTCGCCCAGTTGGGGTTACTGAATATAGCGAAGAACTATTTGAAAGCAACGTAAAAGCGTTTGAAACGTTACCTTTACAGGTAGCTTACGAAGTGTCTTTTTTTTTGACTTGGTTAAGCGCGAAATACATGCTAAGTTTGAACCGCTCTATTCTTCGGGAGGCGGTGGAACAACTGCAAAATTAGAGGCTGTGGGGAAGAAATACGGATTCTATACGATGATCGTAAAGGTAGCCGACGAAGGTTTATTCAACCTACCAAACTACACGCCGTTGCGGTCGGCTGAACTAGCCAACTTGCATGAGGCGTATCAATTGTTAACCTACCGGGCTGAGTTGGGCGCGGCAAAAGCGGAGTTATGACAAACGAAATAGAATACATAAAAGCGAATTGTAGTGCATTTGCAATTGAAGTGAATGCGCATAAGATACTAGGCCAGCTAATTGCGCAATATGTCCAAAAATATATTTCAGAGGTTGATATGTCAGTAATTGAGGAAATGATTGATTCCGATACAATCATCAAGGTAAAGGCTTGGGTTGGAACCGATAAAATTAGTTGTGTTGATTTTCATCTTGAGTCTGCAATCGAAACGGTTTACGAAGCTGTTAAAAATTACAACCAATGACCCTACTCGAAATCAATACCCAATTCAAAACCGTCACGGACGCAATCACCGGGCTAAACGGCTACTCGTTTGGCTGGCCTAGCGACCGGGTACGCTCACAGACATACGACGAACCAGGCGAAGATCAAACCGACCTTTACCCGCGTGTGTTGTTTGCGGTGCCTACGATGGAACAGGATGTTATCAACCGAAATGATGAATATACCTGCCAGGTCTTTTTCGATGACCTGCTGGGCTACGACGACACAGGCGAAACCGACCTAAGTGCGCAGGTTGAAAAGTGGGACAACCTACTGCAACTCGCTACCCGCTGGACTAAGGAGATGCAGGGTTACCGAACGACCGGACACATACAAGGAACGGCAACGCTGACGCTGGATAGCTTTGGGGGGTCGCAGCGGTTGATAAGTGTAATTGCTTCGTTCACTTTCGTAACTAAAAGTGTATGTTAGTATTTGTATTTATTGCCGGGGTTGTGGTTGGGTTTGTGTTGTTTGCGGTACTTGAAAAACATGCAAATGGATAATCAATTACTTTCTACCGCCCTAATCCAGCAGATCGCAAACCTCGCCCTGCAAGCCGTCGCAATCGAATGGAAGGCGCAAGGCCACAACCTAACAGGCAACGCAATCCAGCAGCTTGAAACGAGGATTGTAGTGGGTTCGGACATTGTAATACAAGGCTACGTCGTTGATTACATGGCAAACATCAACGCGGGTGTTCCAGCTAACCGAATCCCATACAGCCCAGGCAGCGGCGCACGTTCTTCGCAGTACATTGCCGGGCTGATCGACTACGTTAAGCGGCGCATGGGGAAAAGCGACCGTGAAGCTAAAAGTATTGCCTTTGCCATTGCTAGCCGACACAAACGCGAAGGAATGCCAACTAAAGCCAGCGCACGGTTTTCCAGCACAGGCAAGCGTACGGGGTTTATCGAAACGGCACTGGATGGGGTAGAGCCAGAATTAGTGCAACTTATTGAACGTGGTATCGAAGAAAGTATTAACTTTGTTTTGGAAGGCTTTTTTAAAACACAACTTGGTAGGTGATGAGAACAATAGCAAATGCGCCCCATTGGGCTAACTGGATTGCAATGGATGCAGATGGATACGAATCTTTTCACGAAAATGAACCATTAAGAGGTGTTGATAGATGGGTTTCTACTGGCCAAAAAATATTAGTTGATGGAGTGGCAAATAGTCCAATTGGGTGGGAAGAATCTTTGATGCAAATTCAACGATTTGTAAACGATAATGTAAAGTTTTAACACATGTACACGTACTACCCCGACAGCATAACCAGCACCCTCTACCCGGTCACATACCGGAACACGCAAAGCAGCGCAAATAGCCTGCTAGTTGAGGTGTATATCGACGGGGCTAGTGTGGGTTCGTTCCATGCTGCCAGTGGTGGCGGGTCAAGTAGTGCAACATACTTTGACATCGATGTAATGGGCTTTTGCGCCGCCAATGTTGCGCCGTTTGTCCGGTTGCAGTCCAGTGTGTTTGGAACGCTAAACGATTTCTACCGCAGCCTAAACATTATCGACTGCTACAAAGAGTTATACCTGACCGCCTATCCTGAAAACATAAGCAGCGCTGGCTATCTCGTAACCAGTAGCGCCGCTGATACTTCCAGCGCGTCCTACATCATCCCAGCCGATTTCTACGGCACTATATACAGCCTGAACCAGTTTCAGCAACCGGAGTCGGGCGATATGTATTTTCTTACCGCTATGCGCTCACCTCGCAAGATGCGAGCAACCCAAAACGCATACCTCAGCTACTTAACGTTAGGTATAGACGCGGCTCAATTCATCTTCTACAATGGCGCAGGCAGCGCGGTATCTTTCCCAGTGCTGGATATGGTACACACTAGCGCCGATAATTCAATGCAAACTTTTTCCGTTGGCCTGGCTAACATCTTAGGTCGAACGACCGGTGGCGGATTGGTATTCCATGAGGGGAGTTTTCCAGTTAACACGGATAGTTTTGAATACTACACGGTAAGCCTAGGCACTTATGACGGGTCTTACCACATCGAAAGCGAGGAACTAACTTTCACAGTCGAACCAGATTGTAACGACAAAATAGAACTTCATTGGTTTGGTCAGTTTGGCGGTGCTGAAAGCTTTGTGATCGAAGGCGGGCGCACTGACAGCACGAAGATAGGCGGGGATTTGGTGAACATTACCCAACCTTGGGCGGTTACTGGAACGCGCCGCAATAGTTACGATAAGGCTATCTTAAGAACCGATACAACCAGTGAACCGGAAACACGGGTGCAATGCGCTGTAACACCGGAAGAGGCGGCGTACTTGCTTACTTTGTTTCAATCGCCAGAGGTGTACGTTATCCAAGGCGGGGAATACGTGGCTGTGGCCATTGAAAACTTCACCCCAACGCAGAACGACAACCGTGCGCCGTTTATTGAGATTGATTTTACCATTGTCTACGGGCAAAAAGCAGTGGGGAGGATATGAGTATGGATACTATAAAAGAAATTAATGAAGCTATCGGCTTAGTTGACTCAAACAAAGTGAGTGATGGCTACCACACATTTGGCGAGCTTTACGAATTTCGTAAGGTTTACAATGCTGCTTTATTTAATGAATGGGCTTACAACGCAATGAACCCAAAGCCAAGCACAAGTGGCCGTAATTATTTGTCATTGCCAAGGCCAAAATACGATGTGCATAAATCGTGGCGCCACGCTGACGGCAAATTATGTTTTGGGGGTGGATGGTTTATCGTTGTTGCTATGCTTCCATCTGGTCAGATAACAAACCATTACAAAGCGGAAGACTGGGATTTATTTAAAATCCCTGAGAAGAAAAAAGCAATGTTTGAGTACGATGGTCATACAGCACAGGACGTACTCAAAAGAATGGAATGTCTATTGAAAACAAAGCTAAATGAGTAACACACGGCTTTACATCGCGGGCGAAGAAGTGACTACCGACCAAAGTAGCCTAGATGTAACGTTGTCTTACTCAATCGAATCTATCATTCCCGGCGAAGTCCAGGGCGCATACTCCAAACGCACAGTAAAACTACCCGCCACTAAAGAGAATATCCAGCTTTTTGAATACATAGCCGAACCCGGCGCAAATCCAACCACGGCCTACAAGTTTCTACCTGCTCGACTCCAAACAAGCGGGCTTCCTATTTTAAACGGAAAGGCTAAACTAGCCCAGGTATCAACGCGGGCAATGCCTAACGGATTTGAAGCGACTGAATTTAAAGTGGGGCTATTTGGCAATAATGCCGACTGGATGGCTGACGTGGGCAACCAGTTGATACGAACTTTAGGTTGGGGGCAAATCACTATTTCGGTTGCTGAGATCGAAGATAACCGCGACCCAACGACCAATGACTTTGCATGGATCATTGTAAAGTGGCAGGACTGGGAACGCGAAGATAGTATAACTCATACTGAGTTCACCCCGGCTTTGTTTGTTTGGCGCATTCTTGAACGAGCGTTCAATTTACAGGGCTACCAATTGATAAGCCCATTCACCTCCGACCCGTTCAACCGTTTGGTGATTCCGGTGCCAAAGAATTTGGATGCTGACTACCTGCGGGATAACATCAATATGCGGGCAAGTGAGGCAAGCCCAAGCAGCGCGTACCGGGACGATATCACAGGGGAAATACAGATCAGCTTCACCGATGAAACCACAGACCCCAATTTTGATTTTGGCGGCAACTATACGGGCGGGGTGTATACTGTGCCAATCACGGCACTTTACGACATCATTGTTGAACTAAATTTCAATTTCAGTGCAAGTAGTAACGACCCTGGCAGCCCCACAACGCTCATTTTAGAGTGGCGGGTAAATGGAACAGCGGGTCAGATTTATCTTTTCGTTGCTGATGATTACGATTGGAACAATGTTTTGGTTTTTAACGAGGCCATCACATTTGAGTTGATCCAAGACCTGACCGAAGGTGATACAGTGGAGTTGTATCTGAGATATGACAATGTAAGCATCTTCACCCTTAACAATTTGAGCGGGTTTCAGTCGGTTGAAGCGGAAAAAGATAGTTTTAACCTGGAAGAGGTTTATGATTTATCCGCTTTCATCCCATCATCTTGGTATGTTGCCGATCTCATACGTGACCTGACTTTTATTTTTAATCTAGCATGGGAAACGGACGTAGCAGGGGGTCGGGTATATACTTACCCAAAAGACGACTACTACCTAACCTACCGAGCGGACGGTAGCGGAGCTATCACTACTACCCCATTCAGCGGGTTTTTCCAAGATAGCAACCTATATGATTTAAGTGTGCGAGAGGTTGAAGGGGGTGAACTTGAGATCATCGACGGATACAAGCGCAATACAATTCTAGCCTACCAAACAGACGACCCCACAACCGAAAGCGAGGAACAACGCCGAGGGGTTAATATCTATTCAGGCGGGTATCAATTCCCCGAAGATCGTTTTGAAAATGGGATTGAATTTTTGTACACCAACTTTTTTGCTAAGACAATCCAGATCAATGACGATGCGATAACTAGCAGCGGGGCAATGTACGGGGTGCAAATCCCCTTGCTTTATGGTGACGACTACAATACAACGATTGATGCAAAGCCAAACTACTACATAGCTCCAAGGCTTTTGTATTATGCCGGGCGGCGGGAAGGCTTTGACGGGAACGTAAATATGTACTATGAAACCAGCAGCGCAAGTAGTGCGTTTGACTTCCCGGCGGCATTCGTTACAAACTACGTTGACCCAAGTGCAAGCGACTGGTCATTGAGCTTTTCAGATGAGGCTACCAATTATTTGCAGGCGGTGCCTGGCTTGTTCCGTACCATGTACATGCAGGAGTTCAAACGTCGGGAAATTGGTAAGCGGTACACAATGCGAACCAAATGGAGTTTATCAGATATTGTTAACCTGACATTTAGGCGAAAGGCGGGCATCGGGTCAAGTCGTTTCATTTTGCAAAACCTAGATTACAACCCAAACAGTACCGGGCTAAGCAAGACAGTTGTACTGTACGACCAGCGGCCAAATGTTACCGACCTGGACAAAATTGTGAATACTGCCAGCGTCGCGGGTGCTAATGCTCAACCGGGCACGGTGACGGGTTCGGGTTCAGGGTTGGTTGGGGCTGGAAGCGGAGGAACAAACGTAAATATCTACCAGAGTCGGACAGAGTTTTTGCTATATCAAACGAATGTGCTTGTGTTGCCCGGCAACTCAGGTATTACGGCGGTCAACCCGAATAATGTCAAGGTGTACCAGAATGGGCAATTACTATTGCTTTCGCAGTATAGTATATCAGGCGCGACGGTGACGATAAGCACAGATACGCACTGGAACGACTCTAACTATGTGGTAGAGGTGAACAGTGTGATTAAAGGATAAAGACATGGCTAAAGTCTTAGGTTTTACAATCGAAATAAACGGAACGCAACGGGCGATTAGCACCAGCGAAGAGCTACGCCGTGCCATTGCGGACATAGGCAAGGAGCTAAAGAAGGCTACCGATGTACAGGCTATTCAGAAGCTTGAAAAAGAACTGATCGACCTCAAAGCCAGACAAGCCGAGGTCAATAAGGAGGTACGCGAATCGGTTAAAGCAAGGCAAGCAGAAATAACCGCAACAGACAAGGCAAGTGGCGCGTATAGCAAGCTATCCAACGAACTGAACGAAGCCCGAAAAAGATACAAAGACCTGGCAGCAGCCGAGCAAGATAGCACAGAGGAGGCGCAACAATTACTAGCCAAGATAGTACAGCTCGACAATAAGTTGAAAGGGATTGATAGTAGCGTAGGGCAGTTTCAGCGCAATGTTGGCAACTACTCCGGCGCAATTGCGGGTCTTTTCCCTGCCTTGGGCAGTATTTCACAAGGCATTGACAATGTTAAAACCGCGACCAGTGGAGCAGGCAAAGCAATCGCAGGTATCGCGGTAGGTTTTGAAGTGTTCAGCCTTGCAAGTGCAGCCGTTGCCGAATTGAATGCAAGCCTTGAAGAAACACGTAAAATAGCCGCTCAAATCCAGACTTTCACGGGCGCTACTGGTTCAGTCTTATTAGATCAAGTTGCGCAAGCCAAAGCGGTTGCGGAAACATATAAGGCAGATGTACAGGAAGTAAGTGTAGCAGCAAATACGCTTTCCAAAGAATTGGGTGTTGACTTTGCCCGCGCACTTGAATTAATCGAAGCCGGATTTAGAAAAGGCGCAGACGCACAAGGCGAGTTTTTAGACGGTCTGCGAGAATACCCGGCGCAGTTTAGGGATGCTGGTGCAAGTGCTGAACAGTTTATTGCGGTTTCTATTGCTGCTGCCAATTCTGGTATCTACTCAGACAAAGGGCTAGATGCGGTTAAAGAGTTTGGTTTAAGGATTCGGGAACAAACCAAGGCCACGGGTGACGCTTTGCGGGCTGCACTTGGTTCTGAATTTACAAACAAGCTATTCAAAGACTTAAACACGGGCGCTATTACCTCAGTCGATGCCCTTGGGCAAGTAACTAGGGCATTGAAAGCAACGGGCGTGCAAGGTTCGGAGCTTCAAACCGTAATTGCTGATGTGTTTGGTGGCCCAGGTGAGGACGTTGGGCAGCAGTTCCTTTTTACCCTTGGTGATATTCTGGAAACAACCGACAGTGTAACACAAAGCACGACAGCCTATCAAGAACAGTTGGGTGAGCTATTCCAGGCTAATTTGGATTTAGAAAACGCACAAAAGGGATATAATGAAGCCTTAGCAGACTTTAGTTTTGAATTACAAGTTGCCACGACCAAAGGGAAAACCTTTCTGGCTAATGTTTTGAAAGGAATACTTGAATTTGGAAACCAGCTACCCGCAACAATCGCAGGGATAAAGGGTGGGATTTTTAATTTGTTTGAAACTCCTGGACGCGCGTTAAATAATTTATTAAACCCAGTTGCAGCGGTGCGGAGTTACTTTAAGGGGTACAATGAAGCGTTTAAAAAGGAAGTTCGCAAGATTAAAGACGAAGACGAAGTACAAAAAGCTGTTGTTTCGGCACTTGAAAAACCAGCGCCACGAGTTCAGAAAGCAGCCCAATCGGTAGGTAGGACAATAGCTAAAGAAACAGCTAAGGCCACAAGGGAAGAACTGGAAAAGCAAGTTGAAGCCCAAAACCTAGCCCTAGAAAAGCAAGCCCGTGCCGCGTTCCGTGCGCAAATATCCAGTATTGGCGAAGAACTGCAACTAGTGGCTGCGCAATTGAATACACAGGGTTTTGCTGACACCATCTTGTCCGGCCTTGGATCACAGGACGCAATTATAAGCCAAACCGCAGGACTAGCCAAAAACATTGTCAAGGAGTTTGAAAAGATCAAACCGCAGTTAGCCCAAGCGGCAGAGCGGATATTTTCACCTTTTTCAAAAGAGATAAGCAAGATTGGGCAAGACATAACTAATTTTGCTGACAAATACCGGATTGAAGAGGTGTTTAGTGCTGCGCTTGACGTTATCAGTGCGTTCCAAAATGCCCGAGCAGAAAAGGAACAGGAAGCATTTGAATTGCAAATTGAGCAAATCGACGCAAATATTCTAGCCCTAGAGGAACGCCAGCAAAACGTAGGCCGAATCCGTCAAAAACAAATACAACGGGAAATTGATGCAGCTAAACGACAAAGAGAAGCAGCAGAGAAACAAGCTGAAGAGGCGCAAAAAAAGGCCGCGAAACGAGAAAAAACATTGGCGATCATTCAGGCGACTGTACAAACGGCGTTAGGTGTTGCCAGGGCTTTGGGTTCCGCTCCGCCTCCATTAAACTTTATCAACGCTGGTATTACTGCTGTACTTGGCGCTGCTCAAATTGCAACCATCGCAGCCCAGCCCCTTGCAACGGGTGGGGTGATTAATGGCCGGGTGGGTGAACGCCAGAACATCCCTACTCTACCCAATGGCGATAACGTGCTAGTAAAGGTGAAAGGCGGCGGATTGGCCACGGTAAACAAAGAAGAGATAGTACTAAACAAAGATCAGCAACGCCGGGCAGGTGGTGCGCCATTCTTCCGGGCAATTGGAGTTCCAAACTTTGCAGGGGGTGGGATGTTTGCCCCACCCATCACAGCCCCAGCCGCCGCAATGGCTGGCAGTGGACAGGATTATTTCGCAGCACTTGACCGGAAAACGGACGCGATAAACCAGCGGATTGACAACCTAAAAGTATTTGTCGTGAGTGAAGAGGTTGTAGCGGATATTCAGGAGGGAAACAATTTGAAGGCACAAGCAACACTAGGATAAAAAAAAGCCGGACAGTGTGTCCGGCTTAACTTATTAAATTGCGTTTGGGAAAATCTCTTCTGCGGGCTTGTATCTCAATTGTGATATTTCATGCCCGCGCCTAAAGGCATTCCATGTCTTTAGCACCAAGCCAATAAGCATTTCATCCGGCAGTCTATACTGCTTAGATACTTTTGCGTCAATTAATCTCCTTCTTAATAAGTGTATAGAATTGTTTTTTATTCCTTTTCCTTCGCATAATTGACGCATAAACTCAATTGCTTCATTGCGGTCAATTCTCGAAAAATGAAAAAGAAACGCAACAGCCCATGATGGAGATAAGGCTTTACTTATGCTATTTGATAGTCCAACTCCTATGAATCCGCATTCGCTCCATTTTTCTTTGTTCTCTTTATATTTTTCAACTATTTCGGAATTACTCATTCCTCGCTTACCTTTGCATTCCGCAGAAATCCAACTTTCCGCAGTAATGGCAGCGGAAATAGGCATGCTGTATTTTTCGCCAAAAATAGAAATTGAATCTGCCCCGTTCCGTCTTTTCCCTGTATCTAGGACATCAAAAACATCATTGTTGACTTCGGTAGCTATGTGGAAAAAAAGACCAATACCAGCCCTAACAACTGCAGTTAATCGGTGCTGTCCATCAATGATATGTCCATCCTTTGATACTTTAATTAGCTCTCCGGTCTCCTCTTTCCATCTACCTTCTTTCATTTCATCTACATACCTTGTAAGGACGCTTAATGAAATTGGCCTATTTTTTGTATTGCTCTTCAGTAATGAAGCAGCAAAATCAGGCGTAACAAATACCTTTTCGATTTTCATTGTGGTAAAAATAAAAATGGCTGTTCGGTGAAGCACGAACAGCCAAGGTTAGCAAATTAATTGCTAATTTGCGCTCCTTGGATGTGCTTCACTCCATCCAAGGAACTAAAGCAAAGATAAAATAATGTTTGTACTTTTGTGTAAGTTTATAGTAAATTTATTTCAATAATGTGCGATTGTATGCAACCACGTAACCCGTTTACCTCGATCTCCGATAAAATACCGGAAGAGGAACGCGAGGTCGTAACCGCCGCCGTGAACCGGATGTATAGGGCGTCCCCTACCCAACCGGACATGGAAACACTATTCCGAGTTTGGAATACCTACATTAGCCCGACTGAACCTCAAAACATTGGGTGCCGGGGGTGCAGGACGACGGTAGTAGGGAAACTTAGGAACGTGGTTAAACTTTGGGAAGATGCAAATTAAAACCGACCTGCAAAATGATTTCGCTTGGACACTGTTCGACCGCTACCGCAAGCACTGCGACAAGGAACAGTCCGACATGGGCATCCAACACTTTGCAAAGTATCTTGTTTCCTGCGGTGTAATACGGGAGAGGACGGTACAGCAACTAATGGTACTGAAACTCTACCCGCAAGCGCTGGCTTGTAGTGGTGGGAAAATGCAAGCTATCGCCGTTGTAGCGGAAGAAACTGGAATACCTGAGCGCACCGTCCGGTTTATGGTGGATAACCCGGAGCGGTACGGGAAGCGGTAAAAAAAATAAAAAACATGGAACGTTACAAAATTAAGAAAGCACAACCCAATGATGAAAAAGGGTGCTGGGAACAATTGTCGGGGCATGAAAAACCAACGGTATACTGCCCTAATTGTGGGGGTGGCCTGCTTGGCGGATTCTCTTCGCACCGAT